GTGATGGAACCCGCTAGTGTGCCGATCAAACCCGAGGCAGCATACTCGGCCCCTCTCTTTAAAAGATGCAATAAAGAATTTTCTGCGTGTTTCTTCATGTGAGATACGATCTCACTTGCTTTCTTTTGAAAGTAGATTGGTGAGTTCATCCTTGCTACTGCTAAGGATTTGCTGACTGCCGGGTGAGCCGGCGGCGGCAAAGACACGTGTGGTATGAAATTTGAAGATGATTCAAGATCCACGATTGCTTCGACTCTCGTCTGTAAAACCAGGTAGCCTACAGTTGTGCTCTGTGGTCCACTGAACTCCATTATCAATCCAAATGCTGGATCAACAAATGTTTCTTCGGCTGCGAAATTGTGATTCCGCTGCCAATCGTCAGCTACTTCATCATGAATCGGTACCACAATAGTTAGAGGTTTCCTTATGGAGGAGGTATGGACATCTGTTGAGGTCTTAACGACTCCCATGTCTCTCGTTTGGGAGGCCTCGAATCTGCCTGACACTGTAAAGGAATCAATGATTCCACCATCAGTATCTGATGACAGCGTCGGCATATATTCTAGGCCTGCCGAAACTAATCTCAAGTACTTAATTGAACTTGGTACCGTCACTCCAGTACTCCCAGTGATACTTGGTGTGTAGCTACCTGCTACTGGCGCTGGAGTAGCATAGTCTTTATATCCAAAGAAAGGACAAAATGCCACGACGTATACACCATTAGAATCCAGGGTTATTGGGATTCTACGTCTGACTGTGTATGTGACAATATTTGACGTTCTATGAATTCCCGGATCTGGATGATAGTATGTCGCAGATGTGTCAAAAGGATTAATAAGACCAGCAACGTGCTCAACAACGCTTCTATGTCCTGGTATCCTGACTGCACGGCGTTTGTTCCGTCTTCTATTTCTTTGCTTTTGTTTAACCATTTAGTAATCTTGTTCTCAATTTATTTACCCAGCACGACGAAGTTGTACTGGTGAAATCGGCCTGAGAAGCCGAGACAGTTTTACGTCTTATCCAGGACGTTTCAATCAATTATTCCAAATCCATCAAATTCAAGAAGTCGAGGTCCAGATCAAAATCTTTAAAATCTTCACCTGAGAGAGGATCTATTCCAAAATCAATCTCAGACACAATATTTGATAGCATCCTACCTTCTCTATTGTATCGGGCTTCCACAACTGCCTGAATTGCATCGTCTCTTGTCTTTGATTTCTTTGTCATAATCGAATACAACAACTTAGGCCAAGTCTCTAGGGATGCCGTGCCAAGCGTCACATCATAGACGTGGGAGCAAAAGCTCAAACCACTCAGTCCGATGTGAACGTCACGCAATTTTATTCCTAGCTTTTCAGCTGCTAAGACATATGACTCGACGTCCCTAAGGCCCCACACCAAACCATCATCTCCATTGGCTATAACGTGTAAGGCCTCCTGATTTGACATTAAAGCAAAGAGGCACGTATACAAATTGCGAAGTGCCGTATTTCTACGGCTCGTATCTTTAGATCCAGAGTTTATCATTCCGGGTTCTACCTTAGAATAGATCTTGCCGTTTATGGCTGCTAAAGACCTAGAGGTTATCTTAACCCAGTTCGAATTCGCTCTTGACCACGACTTGAGACCATCAGCACTTGTATAAGTGAGGTCGTCTAGTCGTACTGTAGCGTTCAACATTTGTATAGTGTGTATTGCGTCAAAGCCCGAGATGTCATCACTGACAACCTGGCCGCAGCGCTCTGTCGCAATACTGAGAAAGCGTGAGAACTCTCTCATCCCCTTATCAGAGAAACTTATCCCCACTGCACTCCCGTTGTAGAATAGATTATCCTTCAGCAACCTAGCAGGTTCTGAAAACAGACATGACTCAACGATTTGGTCTACTAGAGACACCGGATTTATACATCGGAATCTTCCTGTTTCAAATTTCCTACTCGGATGTGGTTCATCTTTTATGAACACACTTGAAGCATCACACAAACCCATGTTCACCAACGCAAACGGGTCATAATCTTCTTCTACTTCGTTGTAGATATCGACTGTCAACAACATATGCAGGCGAGCTACCGACGAGAGAACTATTTGTTCTCTCACATATGTCAGAGCATCGGCATTCGTTGAATACTCGAGGTTCAATGGATACCCTGGCGTTTTATCACCAGAGACGGTATCAATCGCTAACTCAACGTACCGGCGGAGATGATGATAGTCGATCTCTCTATCCGTGGGCGTGTTACGTAGTGTCAGTGGTATAGGTGAACGCAATTTTGCAATTGCTCTTACCGCTTTATCTAATATAACTTCG